TATAAACGCCAGTCCGGAGAGGAAGTGGCGGTGGCAAGCTGGGACTTCGCCACATTCGACGGTGAAAACAATCCGTTCACGCTGTCGGGCAAGGATAGCAACAAGTTCCAAGGAAAGGATATTGCACTGACCTATACGGATGCGGCGCGGGCCAAGACATTCAGAGTAATAGCAACGAATACAAATCCCATTGAGCTATGATGACAACGGCGGTTTTGAGTGTTGTGGCGGTACGTGAGCCTGACCCGGTGGAATACGTTGACATCGAGTGCCAGCCGGCTGCCATCTCTGTGGACTGTAACAATGTACAGATGGTGCCGCTGAAGCTGAAAGCCCTGCACCGCAGCGGGGCTGATGCGGCCCTGCTGCATGTCCAGTCGGTCGGCAAGGACCTCGGTACGGCGGATTCCCCCGGTGCATCGTCCGAATGGGAATACTACCTTCCGTCTGATAAATGGGGCAATGCGGATTCCGTGATTGTGGAAGCGTACCGTGATAGTGCCCGCGAGACCCTTCTTGCTCAGAAACGGATAAGTATTGTGCGGCAGAATCCGTCCCCGTTCCCGGTCGAGGGTGACTGGAAACCGCTGCCGTTCAAGTATAAGAATGGGGAATATTTCCTGGATAAGGAGAAGGGGTTTGTATTCATGTGGATGAATCCGGTGGCCGGAAACAGCGAGATGCACCCGTTCGACGATGTAGCCCAGAACCCGGACACTACTTCCTGGAAATCCATCCAGGAATACCCGCTACTGGGTACGCAGCTTTTGCTTGCCAGGAAGATAGACGCAGACCTTATCGACGTGGATAACCTGAAGGTGAAGCACCTGGATGGCGCAGACGGAACTTTTACAGGTGATTTAAAAAGTGGTAGTGTCAATATTGCCGGCGGGAAAACCCTTCTGAATAAGGATGGAAGCGGGAAATTAGCCAATGGAGCGGTAAGCTGGACAAAGGAAGGTGATGTGGACTTTTCGGGAAAGGTGCATTTGAATAAGGTCACTATAGAGAGGGGTGTTACCCCTGATATTGTCGGAAACGGGCAGATGTGGAAACTTCCTGATACGGCAGAGACCTTTATGGACCACATGGTACTGACCGGTGGCTTGCCCCAGGTGGCTTTGTCCCCTAATTACGATTTTTGGGGCGGGCGTTCACTCACCATTTTTAATGTCAGTGATACGAAAGTAAAGATATGGGGAAGTGGCGACCCCGGTATATATATTCCTGCATACGGCTGTGCTCATTTGGAATGTATTGCATCGATAGGTGGTTCATTGGCACAGTGGAATGTATTGGGGGTTTCAGATACGGGTATTATAGCATACCCGATTGCGTAATTAAAAAAGTATTGTATGGATATGCTTTTAAGAATTAACGACAAGCTGCTGCATTTTCTTGCATGCCTTGCCATCACGCTGACAGCGGGTGAACTCTGTGCCGTTACGGCAGGCGTGACGAAAGAAGCCGCTGACTGGATGTATAAGAAGAACTGCAAGGTCGGTTCGGGATGGGACTGGCTGGACATACTTGCGGATGCTGTCGGCATAGCGGTCGGCAGCGTATTAAGGAGATTGGTATTCGATTATTAATGTAATAAAAAGGATTATGTTAGACACATTATTGGTTGCGCTGGTGATCTCAGTAGATACCGCGCAGGTAAAGGAATTTCCGCAGAAGGCGGAAGTCGAGTTCAAGAAAAACGATTTAAAAGAGAACATCATTAAATCAGCCCTGAATTTCCATAATAGCGGAAAGAAGGATGATAAGACCTGGAACTGGAAGATTCAGGATGTGGTGTTCAAAAAGGATTAAAACAATGTTCAATTTAAAATCAAATAATTATGGGAGCTATAAAAACGATGAAGGAAGTCGAAAGCGCACTTCCCCAGAAAAAAGAGATAAATTATGTACGTGCTTTGGACAAAGAAGGCAACCCGATTTTAATCAATAAAGATGACCTCGCACAAGTCGTGGGAGAACTAATATGGAAAAAATTACGTGTTATAAACTCTTTTGCATTACACTATTCCCATTCAGCCCAATGGGACGGAATAAGTCTTAATATCACTGGAAACCATAATTTCTACAACGTAGGGATTCGATTGGCTACCTACTCTAATGGAGTGCCTTCTGACGGAATAGTCGGAGAGTTTTATTCCATACCATCCAAATTTACTGACATCAAAGTGCTTTATAAAAATTGGGATGTTTACGTAGTATTTACCATTGCAAAAGGACAATCCGTTGATTTAAATTACGATTGCCGCACCCAATGCGATATAATTGAAGATATTGGTTTCATTGACGATAGCTTCACGGAGATAAAACCTATTGCACAATAGTGCAATCTGCCAGTCCGGTAATTTCATCATCTTGTGTAGCCATATCGTACATTGAATCTCTAACTATCAGTTCTCTGACAATAGTTCTATCACCTAATGAATTATCCGAAGTCAAGTATATGGATATTCTATGGTCACTTTCGTATTTCATTTTTAGGTATGTATCGCTATTGGGTTGTCCATACATGTATTTGACATATACTTTTGTGGTATCTTGTAATTCCATAGTATTACCAGCAATGTAAACGCAAAAATCACTTGATGGTTCACCTGTGGATATACATGATACTCTGATTGCAAAAGGAGCCCATTGGGAAGATGATGAACGGTATAGTAATACGCTACGTTTGCCTTCTGATTTTATCTTTGTTGTTGCAAACTTGGAATTACTTAATCCGTCTTTCCCAGGAGTTACAACCGGTATCAGTTCTCCCACATCCATAAATCGACGTGGGAGAACTGCTCGATGGTGGAGCCATCAAACAGAAGCGGTCTGACCTCAAAGATGCCGACCAATATACAACGCCAGGAACATACTTTGTAAACCTATGGGGCGGAGTGTGGCAAAATATGCCGACTAACGATTGTTTTGGTCTATTTGAAGTACGTTCCTATGACGGTTATATAACGCAGCGGCTTTCGGCCGGCAACGGAAAGGTGTTTGTCCGTATAAAAGAAGGTGAAAAACCATTCAAGCCGTGGCCAACTGCCGCACAATAGCCCCCGTTATAGCTTCTCCGTTATCTCCGTGAAGCTATCGTCGATGATGTCCGGTGTTCCGACCAATTGGACACCGTGAGGCGATAAAATATACGCATGATTAGGTAACTCGTTATTGAATGTAAATGATACGAATAGGTCACGTCCTTTTATGTAGTATTTTACTTGAAGCGGCTTTTTTAAAATTCTTTTTAAGGAAGCCGCCAAACCTGTATCTGGTATGTATATAAATGATAAAAAGTCCATGCACGTATCAGCAGAATCATTGCATAAGACCGCTATCGGGGCACGATACCAGTCAGTCACATTGTCTGCAATCTTATATACAGAATCGTAAGCATTTACAAAATGAGGATATACCTTGAATAAATCCGGAGATAACAACCCCGCTTTTTCAATAGTGGTTGTACCAATCAGTTCTCCCACATCGGTTTGCAGCTTCTCGACCAAAAAAGTACATTTGGCTTAAAAATGGATAAAATCAAATACCGCTTAGTTTACAACAGAAAGAAACAGCTAAACAAACAGGGAACGGCTCTTGTGCAAGTAGAAGCCTTGCTCAATCAGAGGAAAGTTTATTTCCGTACAAATTTATATCTCAAGCCGGAACATTGGAACAGTCGCAATGCCCAGGTTGATAATCACCCACAGGCTCATGACCTCAATTCGATGCTGTTTGAGTTTGTCCTACACCTGCAAGCGATTGAGTTATCCTTATGGAAGCGCGGCATTCCTGTAACGCTATCACTACTTAAAGATGCGATAAAGAAAGACAAGCCGGTCAATGTCACTTTCCCCGTATTTGCCAGAACCTATGTGCAGGAATCCGACCGTAAAAGAAGTACCAAGGAAAATCTTCTGACAACGGTAACCGTACTTCAGGAATTTCGTCCGGGGATAGATTTTAAGGATATTACCTATACTTTTTTAAGGGATTTTGAAGTGCATTTGAAAGAGAAGGGAAATAGTGTCAATACGATAGCCAAACATCTCCGGCAGCTTCGTACCTTGGTGAATGAAGCCATTAATCAGGGTTATATTCCCTCTGATGCTTATCCTTTCAGAAAATTCAAAATAAAGCAAGAAAAAGGGCGAAAAGAGTTCCTGACACCGGATGAACTGCGGAAGCTGGAGAACTTGCAGGTCTCCGACAAAAGGCTTCGCCATGTACTCGATGCCTTCCTATTCTGCTGTTACACCGGTCTGCGCTATTCCGATTTCTGCCAGCTTACACCTGAGAACATTATTCGTGTGAATGGTAAGCGGTGGCTTTATTTCAAGTCTGTCAAAACAGATGTGGAGATAAGACTTCCGCTACATCTTCTGTTTGAGGGTAAGGCATTGGCTGTATTGGAACGTTACGATATAGTAACTGATTTTGCTAAAATCGGACCCAATTCAGAGGCCAATAAGTATCTTGCCCAATTAGCTACCCTTGCCAGGATACGGAAGCACATAACCTACCATACAGCCCGTCATACTTGTGCGACCCTGCTTGTTCACCAGGGTGTTCCGATAACCACCGTCCAAAAGCTGTTAGGTCATACTTCCGTCAGAACTACGGAGGTGTATTCAGAGGTTCTTTCTAATACGATTATTCGGGATTTGAAGGCTGTAAAAAGGAAGAAAAACACACCTGATTTTAGACGCCCGGTAGAATGTGGGTAGAATGTATGGAATCTACTGATATTCTACCCAAGATGTTTTAATTCTGAAAATTATATACAACAATACCTCAATAACTTTACAGTGCCGAGATAGCTTTTAATCTACTTTTTAGAATAAAAAAGGGGGGGAGAAGAATACAGAAAAGCCCCCGGCCTGTTAAAAATCATCTCACCTACTTTTAACTAAAAACGCTCGTAGCGCACGACCGGGGGCAGATACCCTCGTTCGCACTACGAGCTTTATTTTTAGTTGCTGCGCAAATAATGCGCATTAGTAAGTGAGATGTTGCAAAGATAATCATTAAAAGTTAAAGCAGTCGAATTCCGGCTGTTTTTTTATGCTTCAATTTCTCTCTTGGCTTATATTTTAGGAGAAAAGAGTTATGAAAGCGAGTAATGATTTGGTAGAAAAGTATGGCTGGGATAAGATAATTCACAGTCCAAGTGATGGTCGAGCAGTTTTTTCGTATAAACCTATCCATAAAGTAAAATGACAAAAATATGAATACGGATGCAGTGAATGCTGCCCTTCAGGTGGGCAAGGGGATTAGCGATTTTGGCATGGTGGCCATTGCAGGAGCCTTCTTCCTCATTATATGCGGTGTGATGTGGCTATTCATTTTCAAATGGTTCAAACATTTGGTGGATAATGTGATAACCAGGCAGGAAAAGGTGATAAATGATTTGCTCGTGGAAACCAAGGCTCAAAATGAGGTCCTTTCTGATATTAACGAGGGATTGAAGCCTATTTCTCAGATGCAGATAAATTCGGTTTGTAACAACTTCTTTGACCTTGATTGTGAAAGGCTGTGCCGGCTGGTCCGCAATGTGCGCGATGAGAACAATATTGATGATAGGGAGAAGACGAGACGAAAAATAGAGACGCGTTGTAACGCCATAATCAAAAAGCGGAGTATTGAACTCGATAACTTTATTCACCGCGGAAAAAGGCTCAGTGAGTTTATGTCAACGGATTGGGTAAAGAAGTTTTCAGACATAATAGAGTCGGAAATCTATAATCCTGTCGGCGCCAATAACGCACGTGCCTATGCCAATATCAAAACAGCCATTGATGAGGCTAAGGTTGAATTTTTTAATAACATGAATAAATAAGGAGTAACAGAATGAAAAAGAAACTGATTATTGCAGCGATTGTTATCGCTATCATCGTGGGAGTTATGCTTTACATGCACTACACTCCGTTTTGGGTAAATCTGACTACTGTTGTATCATTCGGTGTCGGTGTTGTTGCCGGATGGGTGGCTCGTGTGGTTTATGACAAATATTTCAAGGAGGACGTGCAGAATGAAAATATTGATTGACAACGGACACGGAAGTAACACTCCGGGCAAGTGTTCACCGGACGGAAGATTGAAAGAGTATGCGTATGCCCGTGAGATTGCTGTACGTTTGGAAGCGGAATTGCGCAAACAAGGCGTTGATGCCGAACGTATCGTCAAAGAGGAAATAGATGTCCCCTTATCCGAGCGTTGTCGTAGGGCAAACGAATACAAGTCCGGTGACACTATCCTTGTATCCATTCACTGTAATGCAGCGGGAAATGGTTCTGCCTGGATGCAGGCGCGCGGTTGGGAAGCATGGACTTCGGCAGGTCAGACGAAAGCCGACAGACTGGCTGATTGTCTATATGCAGCGGCCGGACAGCTTTTGCCGGATATGAAGGTGCGCAAGGATACCACAGACGGTGATGCAGATAAGGAAAGCAACTTCTACATCTTGAAGCACACAAAGTGTCCGGCAGTTTTGACCGAAAACTTATTCCAGGATAATATGGAAGATGTGGATTTCTTATTATCGGAAGAAGGGAAGAAAAGTATTGTAGAGACTCATGTTATTGGTATTATTAATTATCTTAAAATCAAATGAAGAAGTGGATGCTGATGGCTGTCGGGATACTAATATTGGTTATTGGTATCTTAATTAAATACAATAGGGGTTTGCATAGTGAATGTGCTCGTCATTCAAATAATATTTCTGTATTAAATAAAGAGATCGAGCGTTATAAAATTCAGGATAGTTTAAATGCTGTTTCCGTATCGGCATTGAACTTGACTATTGATGAGCTGAAAGAGTATCGTGCAGATGATGCTCAAACAATAAAAGAACTCGGAATTAAAAACAAGCATCTTGAGGCTTTGGTTAAAACCGGGATTCATTCAACAGAAACAATCTATGCAGACCGTTGGCATCCACTTCCGGACAGGTCGGATTGTTTAGAGGTTAATAGCAAATGGTCTCATGTGATAGCCTGTTTCAAGGATTCTACGGTTTATTATAATATTCGTGATAGTCTGGCGGCTGCTGTTCATCGAATCCCAAAACGAAAATTCTTGTGGTGGAGTTGGGGCACAAAGGGGTATAAACTGGAATTGGTTAATTTTAATCCCAACACAAAGATTGATTACAATGAATTTATAAAAGTCTCAAAATAGCAGTGAGGGGGTCTCGTGAATAGCGACCCCCTCACCTTTATAGCAGATATTCCTTTAGTGCGTCAATGCCTTGTTTGACACTGCGGGCTATAACATACTTATTTCGGCAGTTTTCCGCTTGCCTTTGAAATTCTTTTTGTTCTTCCGATTGGATGCCTTTCTTTGTCTTAAACTCTATACATAGCGAAGCGTAGCCTTTCTTTGGGATTAGTAGGATAACATCGGATACGCCGGAAGTTACACCTTGCCGTTTGAGATTAGCGGCTTCCCTTATATGGCGGCTTCCACCATTCGGAACAGCGAAAAGAAGTTTATTGGGCAACCTAGGGAATAGCTTTCCCACTTCTTCAAAGAACTTGCATTGCATACGTTCTTCCTCGTTGTTTTTCTTCCTTTTTCTTTTGGATGGATTCTTTTGCTCAGCATAACAGTTATAGCAGATATAGCCTGCATCAGTCTTAATGACTGATACAGTTTCTTTTCCGCATACAACACATTTTTCTTTAGTCATTTTTGCTATAAGGTGTCTTAGGTTTGATTCCATATTTTTGCAGTAACCGTTTACTTAAATATATAATGGACGGATTTATTGCATTACAATTACAAGGTTGCTCCCATTAGGCATACGGAATGCTTTATTAAATAGTTTCTGGCATCGTTTGGGTGGATTGATGTATGGTTGGTGCATTTCATTGAAGAGCGTACAAATTCCCTTGCCTCTATTTGGGCAAAGATGTGTTGACCCACTAAAGAAGAAAGGGCATGAGCCGCAACTACCGGGTTTGTCATAGAATTTTCTATCATTGATTATTACCATTTATTCATCCTCCAATAACTCATGATTATCATATTGATTACCAACAATCTCGCCATTTAATACTCCTTCAATATGATAAAATTCTCCTTTTTTGAATCTACCTTTGTCATGAAGAATGCAAAGTATAGAATGATTATATTTATCTGTATCTATTATAGCTAGTAGTTCATAATCTGTTTTAACATAATCAGAACCGATAATATTTAAGACTTTTGGGGTGAATCTTACAATATCACCAATATAGGCCTTTTTCCCATTCTTATCACGCAAGCCTATGTATTGCCCAACAGTTTCAGACTGAACAAAAAAAGTACCTATCGTCCCGTAAGTCGTATGGATTGCTGGACATTTAGTCATTTTCCCTTTAGGTGTAAGGCTTGTTATCAAATCGCCATCTACCCATAGCCCATTATTAAAGCATTTTCCTCTGAATTTTATTTCATGTTTCATAATCGATTATATTTCTTCGTAATCCTTACACTCTTTGCAATAAAATCCCCAATTATCATCATTATATTCATTGGGCATTTTAAATCTAAGAGAATGGTTTAACGCACAAAGGTCACTATAATGCCGTTTGGCTGACTCCTCAACTGCTCTATTCATTTCATCATCATCCAATTCTCTTTCATCCGATTTAAAGTTCCTGCATGTATCACAGAAACGGATGGGTTTCCGTTTCCCCCTTTTTCCGGCAGGCTTTTCAACTTCTCTTAACCAGCAGCTTTCATCCTTGACTGGGCAACATCGACAGTAGTCGTCCATTCCGTAGAATTGGCAGTAACCTTCACAGAACCATTCCCGAAATTCTGCGAGCAGTTTTTTCTTTATAAGCTCCTCTTTCAATCAATCCTCCACTTTTTCAAAGTGCACATCTTGTTTATCTTGTCTTTCAAAATGCAAGCAATAATAATCACCGCATTCCGGTTTACCATTAAAGACGCATCTATCACATTCGTATATAAAATCGCTATCTTTTTTCACGATAATTTTTTCTCCATTATATTCAAATACCTCTCCGATTTTTCTTTCTTGTTCCATAATCAAATCTCCTCTACTTTAAAAGATAATTTCTCAAGTTTCTCAATCTGCTTACGAAGAGAAGCGATTTTCCTAATCCTCATTTCTTCCGCCTTTTTCAACGCTTCGGATTTATCGGTGAATGCGTTTTCCCCTATACAGAAGTAAGAACATAAACCATCCCTTACATATTCTCCATCTTCAAATCTACTTCTAATAATATCTGCTTCTATCTCTTTAATACCTCCTGTTAAGGCATACTTTGTTATAAATACTTTTGCCATAGTTATAATCATTTATAAGGTTAAAGTGAATTAAGAGAGATAGCGGACACGGGGCGAACCCAATTATAATTGTCCTGATAGTTGTAGTCATACCTACCGTCGAGCCAATCGAGAATAAAAATGCGTTTGTTTGCTTTTCTTGTAGAACACCAATACCATTCATTTTTCATTGGTTGTTTTCCGCAGATAGTTAAGGCTGCCTTCAGCATAATCTCATGTTCATACCCTAAGACACTCTCTTGTAGTGTCGGAATGTGCCAACTTAATCCACATAAGTCCAATGCTATGACTTTCTCAGCAATTTCGCTTCCGGATACAGTTAATGCTTTGGTATTACCTATTCCATCAGTATCCTTCATACCTTCTTCTGTGGTTGGATATATCTTCCCTGTTTGCTCTTTCTCCCAATCAAGAAGAATATGGGTATCATTATCCATATCTTCCGGATAGAAGAATAAAGCATTGCCATCATGGATAATAACTACACATTGTGCCTGTTCGTTTTCTTCATGCAGTCCCCAAAATTTAGGTTCTACAAAACTCTTGTTGGCGGTAAAGATGAATACACCATTACCTACATTTTCTTTTGTGTAAATTCCTTTTTTCATAATAGTTATATAAGTTTTAATGCTTCTTGTATTCCAGTTTCCAGTGCTTCATCGTAGGCGCCTTTGCTCCCAATCAATAGTTTCAAAATTATCAAAGAAGTCGAGTCCTGACACTTTGAAATACCTACCATTCACTAAGGCAGTCCCAACGTCGAATAAGCCTTCAACCTCTACAATCGTTCCGGTTGCTTTTATTCTTGCTTTCATAACTATTCTTTAGTTTTAATATATCTGTTTTTCAATACACCAGCACAGCATCCCGTAGGCCGCGTCAATGAGATTTTCTGAATAAAAATAAGATAAAGTACACCCTCTTCCATTATATTCTACATACCACATTCCCTTGTGTGCACTAACTCTGATTGCAAGCCAATAATATTTTTTTATGACAGGCGGCAGCTTATCGAGAATGTCCTGCAAAGTGTAAGTTTCATGATAATAGTCGTAATTCGTATCGGCATCCGAAGAGGTTACAACCATGTTGTCTGAATCTGATTCATTCCACTCAAAACACATGCTTCCATCGCTTGTATCCAGCCCAAGCTCCTGCAAATGTTTCATCTGTTCGACTGATAATACTTGTTTTGATTTCATAATTCCTCCTCCAATTTTTCCAAAAGTTCCTTGGATAGTATTTCACAGTAATAAATATTGTCTATCATCGTGTCGTTAGAACTCACATCCGCCTTAAACCTCTTAACAAGTACCCAGCCATACCATTTTTTCACTTGAACGTCAAAAATATGGCCATATACTCCATGTGTCTTAATTCTGTACTTTTCCATCTCTTGTATTTTTCTCGAAACATTTCACATCCGGATAGAACCAGTCCAAACTACCAGCTATCCCGTCCAGCCATAAAGCACATACATATCCGCGAGAACGGTTCTCTCTATCTACTACATGGAGATAATGCTTGCATTTTTCACAGCAAATATTGTTGGTTTGTTTATCCATAATTCAGTCTCCTTTCTCCTTAATCCGTTCCAGTACATCCTTGTTGGCTTCGAGTATCTCATCGAAAGAGGGGATGGGAAACCATGCCAGCACGATACTGTTTCCGTGAATCCACATTCCCTTTTTATCTAAATTGCTATTTCTACAAAACTTTTCTTCTCGAATACATGGTGTGCCATAACACATCACCAAAACAAAAACTTTTTGCCCCTCTTCTGGCAACTGTTCCTCAACGCTTATCCACGGAGATTGCTTTGCTTGCCAGTCTGCACCTTTCTTAAAACCTCTTGTTAGTCCATTGTCATAATCAACCAATGTTTTTACCTTAAAAGGCAATTTATCTAAATTATTAGATTCATAATTGGCAAAATTCATTGCCGCTTCTTCTACTGTCTGTTTCATAACTGTTCCGTTTTAAATTAATCTTCTTTATTTTCTAAATCTCTGTATGCCACGCAATAGTCAAGTAAATTTAAATCTGGTTCATTCATTAAACATTCGTTCAATCGGGCGCAGTTCATACAACACCATTCGTCAGATAATCTCCCCATAGTTTTTTAGCTAATTCGTAATTCTTTTGTGCTTCATTAACAGCTTTCTTGGCATAAGTGAGAGTATAAGCGTGTTCACGTGGATATTTGCCAGACTTAACACCCTCATGATATTCTTTCGCTTTCTCTAACTTGTGTTCGTAGAAATCGATACTTTCCGGCATAGAAAGATTGATAGTGTTTGCCTTTTCTTCCCAATATTTGGCAATTCTTTCGTGTTCGGCAGCCTTGTCGCTAAATTCAACACTTTTTCCCATATTGTTCCAAGCATCATTAATCGCTTTTCGATGCCGTTTCTCACTATGGTGCCCGACCTTAACTGGCTCTCCAAGAGAAAGAAAATCTTTGTCTTTGTTCGAGCGGTTGAAATATTCGTTACTTTTTTGTCCGGCAGAATGGGCCCAATCATGGCGGCGCTCGGCTCTTTGTTTGGCCCATTCTTGCACATTAAATCCGTCAGCTCTGACGATGGAGTAATAATAAAAGCCTTCACGTTCATAGATGAGATTGAATACAATACATTCATTCTCTTTGCCATATTTGGTTGTAACTTCAATAACTTCTCCTTTTTCGTGTTTTTCACTGCATTTTGCGAGAAAAACATTGGGTACATATTTGCTATACGTATTCATATCAATATAATTATCGGTTAAAAACTTCTTTGTGTACTTGGTTTATAGTGCCATTGATTATCAAAGAACCTTTAGCGGCACGGATTTTATTACCCTTTTCTTGAACTTGATAGCCGGCTTTTTTCAGTCGGTCTATTTTTTGTTGTGGTGTCATCATTTAAGTTTTTTGTTTGTAGGATGTTTCCTTGGAATTGTAATAAAAGGACTAGAGGTGATAATCTTGAAAAATTTATTTCCGTTGTATTCTGTTGCTTCTTTGGCAACAAGGAATGTTGCATTACAATTCGTCTTGGTGGCATTTAGTACGGAGTTGCAGATAAATTTGCTTTGGACACGGACACCTGCTTTACTGGAATGCAGAACAAAACCATATTCATCATTTGTTTTACCGATAAACCAGTCTTTTTTGCTTTCTTCATCATTGGCGAATATAATCTTATCGCCATCTTTGAGTTCCATTTCCTTTGCTAGAAATCTAGAGATGTAAATAACCCCATTGCTTTGATTAAATCTGATTGTTCTTTCTTTTGATTTCTGCCCAAAAGGTAAGGCATTCATTTTGTTATAAACTACGAGTTTCATGTCTTTAATTATCTATAGGTTAATTATATAATAGCAATAGATGAATACTGCTTGCGAAAAAACTGTTCTTGTTGAACTGTTCGGATGATGGAGTTTATTTTTCGATAAACTATATTTGGAGATAGACCTGTATATGCCGATAAATCTTGGTATGAACAATTTGTGTCATAGACTTTTAATTTAAATAGCCTATAGTCTATAGCTGAATTTTGCTTCTTTATGAAAGACAAAATGCTATATGCCAGTCTATCAGGTTTACTAAGCTCTTCTATGTCTAATTCTTCATCGGCTTTTATTGATTGGAAGAAAGACATATCAAGTTTGCAATATCGATTTTCTTTGGTTAAATTTTTCTGCTTGTTTCTTTTGTAGCACACAATAAAGAAAGGTTCGAAGTCTATTAATGAAACATTATTTGTCTTGATAATACTTCTAATATACAGGTATGTATCATGAAATATATCTTCATTAAAAAATGCTCCATAGAGCTTGTTACGCAGTTCTTGATAATTATGAGAAAACCAATAATCAAAACGTTTAATATCTTTTTCCATAGCTTTACCATTAGAAACCTTCATCATCATAATCTGTGCTGAAAATATTAGCTACCATATCAACGATATTCTCTTCTATATCTTCCGTGGAACCGGTAACATCTTTGGCAATGGCTTTCTTATTTTGAATGATACGGTAAACTTTCTCGTCAATGGTACGTCGGCCGAGGAAATAGTAACAGGTTACAGAATCCTTTTGCCCTATACGATGCGCACGGTCTTCGCACTGGCAACAATCGGCATAAGTCCAGGGGAATTCAACAAAGGCAACATTGCTTGATGCAGTTAGGGTCAGTCCGACTCCTGCAGCTTTAATGGAACAGATGATAATATCCGTTTTGGGATTGTTTTGAAAAGAATCCACTGCTCTTTGTTTCTCATCTTGTGAGTCCCTTCCTGTTACAGATACAGCCGTAGGAAAATAACTTTTCAGTTGATCTACCACTTCGTGAAGTGAGCAAAAGAGGATGATTTTCTTTCCATTCTCACGAAAGTCTTTTACGAACTCAATTACATCACGTACTTTCCCTCTGGCTGATATTTGGCGGAGGATATTAATACGTACCATGACTTCACCTCGTAATGCTTTCTCTATCTTTTCATCATCCGCTTCTTTATATTTCTGTAGGTACATGATAAGATCACGCTCTGCATCGATATACTCCTTACGGTTAGTTATCTCACAAGTATTTACTTGTCGTATTTTATCGGGAAGGTCTGTTAGCACCAATGACTTTTCACGCCGGAACATACATTTAGTCCATAACATATAGTTAAGCTCTTTCAGGTTTGATGCTTCATTTTGGCCGGAGCAATATCTATTGACGAATGTCTTATATCCTCCAAAATCTTCCATTCTGGAAAGGATAGATAACTGCGGAATTAAATCTTTAGGCTTATTGACAACTGGAGTTCCGGTAAGTTCAATAACCCATTCCTTACCATTGCATATACCTTTACAGAATTTAGCCTGCTGAGTGGATGATGATTTGCAACGGTGGCTTTCATCAATGATTACAGATTTGAAAAGTTGGATGCTGTTTCTGAATTCCACATCTCTTAAAGTCCAACCAGATTCTTTTTTGATACGTTGTACAAAGTATTTTTTAAGCGATTCATAATTAACGATGAATACCTGATACATGCCAGTCTGATAAAAGAAAGTCCATGTATCTCGTACTTTGTCCGTCAGTACCATTGCCTTTTTATCTGTGAACTTATGCCATTCTCTTTCCCAATTAACCTTTAAGGCAGAAGGACAAATAACCAAACAAGGAAAGGCATTCCCAAGATTAATGGTTGCAATGCTTTGCAGTGTCTTTCCGAGGCCCGGCTCGTCGCAATTCATGAATCGTTTGAGCTGTAATCCTCTTGCAATTCCTTTTAATTGATAGGGATATGGGTTTACTTTTAGTAAGTGGGGAATATCAAGCTCCGGCAGCTCCGGTATATTGTATGCAACTTCTTCCTCTTCTTCTTGTTTCTGTTGTCCTGTAACCCATTGGATATTTTCAAATGGTCTGATTTGATAGACCATTTTTTCAAGTTCGACACGACTGGAAACAGGAATAAGCCATTTCTTTCTGCTTCCGTCATATCTCTTGCCTGTGATTTGACGTATTCTGTCAACAATAGTGGGCTTGTACTTGAAAGTAACTTCAAAAACGTTTCCTTTTAATTCTATAATCATGACTTGTAATTTAGAGTTTTATGGGGCTGACGAAATCAGCCCCGAATTTGATTAAGCGGCAGGAGCTATAGTTTTGGTCTTTCTGCTTTTTCTTTTAGGCTTTTCTTCTTCTGCAGGAAGTTCTTCTGTATCGGTAACAGCTTCATCGGGGATATCGCTATCAAAGTCTAACCGCTCTTGCTTAATGCCCCATTTCTCTTCAAAGAGATATGCTTCCACTTCCGCATCGCAAGCTGCTGCATCTATTTGTAGTTCTTCTGAAAATTTATATTCTTCGTCTCCGAATGGAGTAAAGATTTTCAAATCCACAATTTTACCGGATTGTAGTAATTTGCCTCCCATTATGGTTATACCCGGTACTCCATCGTTACTATCATTGGCATATCCGGTAATGAAGTAGTTATTCAGAGTTTCATCAAAGCCCGGTGATGTAAAACTTGATTTGTAGATTTTTTCCGCTTCGGGTTGCTCGCATAATACCACAAGATGCAGTTTCAAGTGATTAAAAATCTCCTTCAGTTCGGAATGTACGATTTGGTCGCAATTCTTGGTAACCTTGTTTGTGTAGTTGGCTTCTGTGAATCGCTCGTTGTACACAACATTTAATCTGTCTTTTTTAATGACAGCCTGCTTGATGTCAATTTTTGCAGTTTCCATTGTTCTCTTTTTTAGGCTCATCCTTTGATGTAAGAATAAGCATGTTAATAAATAGATATATGATTATACCGGCTCCCATGATGAATGGGAATCCAGTAATGTTTTCGTCTAATCCCATTAGGATAATGGCTATAAGAAGCCAAAGCAAGTATTTGGGTGCTTCTTGGTCGTTTAGCATTTTTGTCTGTTGTTATTGTTGTACATACCAGCCATTTTCATTTCTTCTTTGGCTTTGCTTATTACTGTCACGCACCATGATAGCTGATGTGTTGCGGTTCGATTGCACCGTTCACACCAATCGACCAAATATCGTTCTTCCCTGCAAAGGGAGTTTACTAAAGCGTTTATTGCCGTAGCTGTAGCCTTGGCATTTTTTGCTGTTTCGGCAAGTGTTTTCATTGTTTCGGAATTCATGGCTTCGTTAAGCCAATATTTAGCATCAGCTAATAACTTGCCTGAACGGGCGACATATACAGCCAAGTCATTTCCGCGCAATACGGCTTCTTCTGCATTTTCGCTCATTGTTATATTGAGGAATGAGTCAATATCTGTAAGTTCCTTGCAGATTTGTTCTTTGGGTGTGATAAGTATGTTCATATTATAACGAATTTAGCATTTCAATATAAGCTTGGCTGGCTTCAGATGGTGTATCAAAGCATTTGGATGTTTTTCTCTTACCGTTTATTTGGATCTTGGCTTGATATTTGTTTCTTCTTTTGTCTAAAGATACTCCAACAGGCAACCCAGACTTTATTGTTTTCTCTTTACTAGAATTCTGCCTTTTAGTAACGATTTGCAAATTCTCAGGAAGATTGTTTAACTTATTAGAGTCTAAATGATCTATAATTTCATACTTACTGCCACCTCCTGCAACTTTGCTGATAACATTGTGATTTGCGTCACCAAAAAGATATACAACTAATCGGTGTTCGAAAAGATGGTATGTCTTTTGTCGTTTGTTTCCTAAACAGAAGGTTATAATTGATGCCTTATAACCGAAAAGAATCCTTTGTTTTGCAGGATACCCCTTGGGAGTATATACTTGCAAAGTATCTGGATTGACTTTCACACTTCCTTCGGGAAAATCAATAGTAACGAAGCCATTATCATCTAATGCTTTTAATAATTTTCTATTCATTTTTCTGATAAAATATAATTAGACCATTAGTTGCCACCATTTAAAAGCCAATTCATCATATTTCTCTTTCCCACGTTTATAGGTATCATCGTCTCGTCTAATGAATGCTTTGAATATTTTCAGGTTCTTCTTGCTGATGGCATAGATAAAGTCCTGTTGGCTTCCTGCTATATCCATATACCATGCTCTGGAACGGTCCCAATCAAAAAAATCTATAGCTTCATTGAACTGGTTTTGTGATTCTGCAAAAGTGGTCTTTAAATCTCCGCCAAATCCAAAACTCGGTAACCACCAATCCCATTTACACCGGGTATCAAGAGTGTACTCAAAGTTTCCGTAGAGAAATCGCTGGGATTTGTTTACCATGAATTTCTGGGTATCGGAGTTGGAAAGAACGGCTCTAAGGAACTCGTCTTTTCTTGCCTCTTTTCTTAAAGCTTCCCTCATGGCAAGGCCTAACTCGAAATCTTCCCGTGAATAGGTTACATCATCCACCATGCGCTTACTATAATGTACCCGTTCGTTTTCGGTAATAAGTGCATCTACCAATGTCCCAAACTTGAAGGCTTTTTCTTTATCCCCATACTGGGTACGGGGATAAAGATAGTTTTTGAGTTCTGTCAGATCGGAGTTGCTGACTTCTGTACGCAAGTAATATGAATCCGGATTTGCCATTACTTTCCTGCTTTAACTTCTTCTTCGTATCGGATATATTTTGATTTGATTTTCATTTCATCATCGCTGTTAGCTTTCTTTTCGCAGAAGGAAATCATCTTTTTGTGGATTTTTTCAAGTTCTTCTATTGTCAGATTCTGACCTTCATTTATCCACCACATCTGATATATTTCCAAGAAGCCGGCAGGGTGTAGTATTTTAATCCTTTCAGTCACTTTGGCTTTGCTGGTTCTTGTTGTAACAGAAGCGGCAGCCGTTGCAAACAGACTATTCATTTGTGCGGATTGTATAGAAGATTCCGCTTTTTGTTGCTGCTCATGTTCTTTTTGCTGTATTTCAAGTTCACGTTGTTTTCGCTCCTCTTCTTCCCGTTGTTTCCTTTCGGTTTCCGCTTTGGCAGCAGCTTCAGCATCTTTCTTACGCAATTCTTCTTCCTCAATAAGTTCTTGCTTTTTGGAGGAAAGACGGTCAATAAATGACTGACGTAAATCCTCCATGTCAAACTTATACTGTTGAGAGAAAGCGGAATATTTATTGCTTAGAATTTCAGCCTTGATATTCTCTTTGGTTTGTGCGTCCAGATAGTAAGTTGTAATATCTTTATTGAAAGTGTCGAAGTGCTCACGAGGATACAGAGTTGACCAACCTCTAATACTCTTTTCTTTCAGCTCAAATGTAGCCAGTGTAATGCTTTCCCAAATATGGCTCAGATTCTTCTGTTGTTCGGCAAAATAGGAACTCATGTGTGTATTGATAGCCTGTTCAATAGCAAGCCGATACATTCCTTTTTCCTTTTCAATATTGGCTTGTCGTTGCATTTCCTGCTGCTTCCTTCTTTCTTCTTCACGCTTCAGTGCTGCATATCTGTCACGTTCTGCAGCTATTTTGCCCGGAATTGTTGATTTGTCTTTTGGGTCAATAGCTTTTTCATCTGTCGTGAAAATGGATCGGATACGGTCGAATAGTTGGGTAACAGGCGCACGACGGCTTTTCATGTTGGTAATTGTAACATTGACTTTCTTCAGATACTCCGCAGCTTTGGCATCCAGTTCATCAGTCATACCTTCTCCTTGAATCGTATCTAAGATTGCCTGTCCCGCTGAATTACAGTTGGCTATTGATTTTTGGTTCTTGCCTAAGGCGTCAGGGGCACTTTTCATTAAAGAGGTAAACTCTTCTACTTTTATTAATTCTGTTGACATAGCTTTAAGTATTAATGGTTAGAATCCTTCTTCTTCATCTGCTTTGCTGACATTTACAGATACCGGTTCCGGTGCGGTGAGCTGTTTTTCTTCACCGAAAGGAATGTTTGGGTCTTCCTGTGCAATATTGGCATCTTCCACAATTCCATAATCGATGATTTCTTCTTCCTCCTGGTCGGTTGCCATAATGGTATATTTTCCGGTACGTACTTTAGGGTATGCGTCGAAGGCGTGTTTAATCATTTTGTTTTCAAGGAAACCGGGGTCAATACCGCCATTATTGGAAGTGTATAAAGCATTGGCATTACCAAGTTCTCTCCGTCTGGTCTGCTCATTCCATTTGGAATTTGCTTTTTCGCTATAATGCTTCAAGCGTTCAATATCCCCTTGCATGAGCCATTGATAGTCCACTGAATTATCATTGCGTACAATGCGTATGAATGCTGCAATAACCTTGGTTGATGTGCGGGGGCATTGTGCTTCATACTCGATGTTTTTTACTCCATTGACTAAAGATGCCTTGAAATGGTCTCCCTCATAAACGACGACGGGGTTGTCAGCATATTTAATTTGGCCGGCACGCATACGCATGGTAAGTTCACCGTAGCCGGTAACTGAAACGTATGCACGTTTTTCGTAAATATCGTTCCCATGTTCGTTTTTGTACCCAGTTTTGCAGTTGCGACTCAGAATATAGCAGAGCGGATGCCCTGTCTGGTCTAATGTTAGTCCATTGACTGCGATATCAAGGAAACAGCCATAAAGGGACATTTTGCTTGAAGTGGCTACATCGGGGTTATCCCGAAGTAATTTTTGAAAATTGAATACTTCTGTGTGGTACATCTGCTCACCCTTATCCGTACCCCAAATTGCATTGTACATTTGAATAAACTTTGCTTGTACACCTTCATTTTCGACAATTTTCGTTGCTGGAAGCGCATTTAGCTCTTCCATCTTAACTTGAATAATACTGCTCATAATGAGAATTTTAGTTGTTAATATTAAAATCTGCTTTGTCTAACCGTACCCAGACTGATTTGCCGGGACTATTAAACGATTGTTCTAAATCGACATCAACAAGCACCTGATTATAGCATTCCAATTTGCGTATAACCACTCCGGTAATAATGGCGTAGTCCACATCATCCCCGTAATGTCCGCACCGGAAAAAGAATCCGGCTGAAATGTTCTGCCCTATTTGTATATCTTTTGCAGTCATGGTACTTGCATTAATACTTTGATTATGTTGGCCGGTACTTTGTTATGAATATCCATCATGGCACTTGCTGTTTCTAGTTCGGACATTTTCACATAATACTTGCCGCGTTCCTTGTTCTTTGCAGGATAAAACTTTATCCATTCCTTACTACGCCATTCTGTAATGAGACGACGTCCGTATATCTTTTCTGCTTGGGAGATTGTTACCACCTCCGGCAGTAGCCCTAATGCTTTAAGCGTCTGAATCGTTCCGATTTTTATGCCGCTTGCTACAATTCTTTCTAAATATCTTTCTCCCATTTTAGCTGTTTCTTAGGTTGGTTAATTATTGGTTACGAGCTTTCTTCACTATCTGAAACACATTGCAACTCTATGCTATGCTGCCTGTTTATAATTAGGTTGAGATATTTCTTCTGTCTTGTATCTTTGCGTTCTTCCTCTTCTTGTTCGGTAGTAATAATCGTGATGATTATCTACTGAAAATTGGAATATTGTTATTCCCAAGAAGCAAAGAGCTATAATCGTTTTTTGTAGCTGTTGAAAATCTATGTTTAGAGTAAATACTCTATTGGCCCACCATGACCCCAGTTCATTTAATTTGCTGGTTCCGGTCTTTTTGTATGCTTTGTCGAGCAATACGTTGATAGTTCCGTAAGCCACGTGAAGCCTGTCTGCCATTTCTTTCTTTGCGAGTCCGCAAAAGGCAAGTCCGGCGATCTGATTTTCACGCTTGGTTAATTCATTGTTTGCTTGTAGTTCCATTTTGCAATGTTTCTAATTCGGCTGCCGCTTTAGAAACTCCTTTTGAGGCTTCCAAGGCTTCTTTAGCCATTCTGGTTGCTATTGTGAGAACTTTAGCCTTATAAGCTGAACGGGCAGATGCAGGCTTGTTGTTAAGGATATTATGTACTGTACCTTTTGAACATCCTGCTTCTTTTGCAATGCTCCCCTCATAGCCATAAGGGAGATTGGATTTAATAATTTCTAATTGATTTTCCATATACCTGATATTATTGTCTGAGTTCCCGGCAAGGTGGTCAAGCCCGGCCGGGATTGGTTATCTATTTTTGTTTTTTCTTTTCGTATTCCAAACAAGCCCTTCCATTTGCGAGCCATTTTTCGGAATCTCTTTTAGCGCAAAGACCAATAGCTTTATTTTCAGTGCTGCGACTAAAGTATTTGCACGTGGCACATCTTGAAAATCCCATGATTATTCCTTGCTTAAAATATTATCCAACAACTTCTTATCATCATCCCAGAGGTTATAACCCTTAGCAATCTTTCTTCTGAGGTACTCACGTTCGCCAATCATAGCGATTGCCATTTCTCTCAAATCGCTTGCATTACATTTTTCTGCTTGATCTATCAAAAGGTTAGAAAGGCATTTACGCTCTTCGTATAGTTCACGTATTAATACGGTCTTCCGTTCTATCTCTTTAAGTGCGGTTGGATTTTCAATCCACAGCTTACAAAAAAGGTCTTTATCAAGGTCTGTATTCATATAGAATTCTTCTACTTCTGAATAATCACCTACGAACTTTCCACCGATTCTATCTTCGAATTCTTTTTGTGTCATATCTTGTCTTTTTTAGAGTGAATAATCTATTTTGCTGTTTTTATTCCAACTTTATTTTGCTGTTATTGCACTTTTGCACTAACTTTATGGTGCAAATATAGATAAATATCTAATATATCTATATTATATCTATCAATGTTGTTAGATATTTAAAATAAATTAAGATTTTATATGGACATAAAAGGACGATTGATGCAATTTATTACCCATACCGGGTTGAGTGTGCAAGCTTTTGAAAATGCTGTAAATCTGAGTAATGGAGCAGTATCTAAGATGGGAGATGGAACTAGGAGAACCACAATAAATAAAATATCTAATAGATTCCCTGAACTGAATACAAATTGGTTAGTTACAGGTGAAGGGGAAATGTTGAAGCCGATTCAAACAGTTGGAGATATTTCTAATAGCCATGTTGCTGGAGTTAATGTAAATGGGCAGGAGATTCATATAAATCCAGATGCCTATAACACTCTTTTAAAAATAGTAGAATCCAATCAAAAGACAACAGAAAAATTTCAAGAGCAAATCGATAGATTAATTTCTATAATTGAATACAAGTATGGAACAACGAACGGGTGA